GACAAAGGGTATCAAGCTGGGTTAAAGCACGGAAACAAGGAGATGGAGGATGTCATCAAGGAATACTTCAAACGCAATAGCAACCCTATTGATTTTAAACATAAGGAGTAGGTCAATGTACACACCAAGCAAAGTCAAGCAGATTATAAAAAACTATTACATTAACTTAAAAACGCTACAAGAAACACAGATTGATATAAAAAGCGTGGGAATTTCCATTATAACGGACATGCCAAACGGAAACAGGCTATCGGATAATACGGCTAATGAAGCTATAAGATTACACGATCATTCCATAAGTCAAAAAGAGATGATTACAGACATTAAATACTTGCAGCAACGCATGAATCGAATTACGAGAGAAAGAGATGCACAGGTGCTTAATTTGATTATGCAAGGGTATAGCGAGACAGAGGTGTCACGCATCACTCAGATGAGCAACAGAAATGTACGTTACAGGTTAGATGTCATCGCAAGAAAAATATGCGAACTTCCCAAAACTTGACATTTGAATAGTTTTCATGGTATGATTGAAGTGCGATAAGCATAGCCTCAATCTTTCGTTTTTACGTTGGATTGGGGCTATTTTTATACAGACTGCTTTCATTCTAGCGCTGCGAATGGAAATCGAACGCATAGAAGTGCAAGTACTATTGTTATAGCACTAACACCAGAGTGCCAAAACGAGCTATTTAATTAGCGGGTAAATAAAATGTATATCCTTAAAAGACGATTAAAAGCGCAGTGGATGGGGGCGCTTATGAGGATAATGGAGTGGTAACGTGGTATTACTCTATGAAACAATAATGATTGTACTAATGCTTATTTTATCGTATGGCATAATCAAATCATTAAATTAATAAAAACATAAACCTTGATACATCAACATTAAATGAACATCTCACACACGTGGGACACTTGCTATATATAAAACGTTATAGGATAATAGAACCAGAACTTATAGGGGATGATAAATATGAAAAAGAAACCATTTTACAAGAAGTGGTGGGTATGGTTGGTTGCCTTTTTATTATTGGCAACAATCATTGGTACGAACAACCAAGAAGAAAAGGCTAGCAATGACAAAAAAGCTGTCGAGAAAGAAAAAGATGGCAAGGGAGATTTTGGTAATGCTACAGATGTAAGGAATGACAAAACAGGTAAGTGGAAGAAGGTAGTGACGTCAAAAGCATTCGATGTCGAAGAAGATGGAAAAGGATACCATGAGGAATACATGAACAAAGATGAAATACATTTCATTGTAAGTTTTGCTACAAATACAACTACTGTTATCAGGGAAGACTTAGGAATTATAACTGCAGAAGTACATGAGTACGAGGACAAGGAAGAACACGATGCCAAGACATTAGGGAGTGGCATGCTGCTGAAGGAATACATGATAGATCAAGATGGGAAAGTTACTGAGTTAGATTAAGGGGTGAGCGCAAAGTGAATGTTCATCAGCTGGACCAGATGAAAGCCGCAATGAAAGATTTAGCAGTAATGTCTAAAGCATACTATGACGAATTAGTCGATGCTGGATTTTCCAAAGAAGAGGCAATGACTCTGACCGTTAATTGGTCAGCTAGGATTACTTTGGATAATAATCAATAAATATAATGACATCTCATAACGAGGTGTCTTTTTTATGCTTAAAATTAAAGTTGAGGGGGGTAGGTGTTATGCGGTATGAGTAGGCTCACTATTAAACAAAAGAGATTTGCAGATAACTATATTAAAACAGGTAACGCAAGACAGTCTGCAATAAGTGCTGGGTATAGCAAAAAGACCGCCAGTGTGATAGCTAGCGAAAACTTGACTAAACCTAATATTTTACTTTATATCGAGAAGGAACTCGAGGGACATGAGTTTGACGTTAAAATAAGGCAGAGACAAGCGCTTGATTATGCAATAAGGGTGTTACATGAGCAGGAGACGGAAGAACACTCTCACGTGGTTAAAACAGGCGATGTAGAGCAGGTCGAAGTCGTGAGGTTGAAGCCAAAGATAAAAGATAAAACGGATGCAGCTAAATTTATAACGTCTCTCACATCAGTTGTGGAGAGGAACAGACTCCAAAATATGAAGTTGGAGCAAGAAATCGAGAAGTTGAAGAAGGAAATAGAAACGGAATCCAGTACAGAGGATAAACTAAAAGAATACTTTGATGTGTTGGATGGTGCATTCGATGAGTAGGCTAAATGCTATCTACACTAAAAAGCAACAAGATATATACCGTCGCTGTATGAGTGACGATTTTTTTATGCTCATTAATCACGGAGCTAAAAGGACAGGTAAAACAATTCTCAACAACGATCTATATATCAAGGAAATATTAAGAGTTAGGGAAATAGCCGATAAACAAGGTATCGACAAACCTATGTATATATTGAGTGGTGCAACACTAGGTACGATACAAAACAATATATTAAATGAGATTTACAATAAATACGGATTAGAGTTCAAGTTTGATAAATTTAATAATTTCACTCTGTTTGGTGTCTACTGTGTGCAAGTAGGGCATTCAACTATAGCTCATTTGGAAAAGATACGAGGAATGACAGCATATGGCGCATACGTTAATGAGGCATCACTTGCAAATGAAGAAGTATTTGATGAGATTCGTTCCAGGTGTAGTGGAGAGGGTGCAAGAATACTTGTTGACACGAACCCAGACCATCCGGAACATTGGTTGTTAAAAGATTACATTAATAATCCAGATGAAAGCATTATATCCTATTCGTTCCATTTGGATGATAATACGTTCCTGTCGGACAGGTACAGGGAAAACATGAAAAACACTACCCCATCGGGAATGTTTTACGAGCGGAACATTGAAGGTTTATGGGTGAGTGGTGACGGAGTTGTTTATAAAGATTTCGATAAGTCCAGGCACTCAATTACGAGGGATGAAGCTAACTCCATTGAATACGAGAGGTATATAGCTGGAGTTGACTGGGGATTCGAGCACTATGGATCTATTGTAGTTGTGGGCGTAAGCGGAAAGAACAGGTACATCATAGAAGAACACGCAAGACAACACACTGATATAGATGATTGGGTGGATATAGCCAAGGGGATCAAGTCAAGGTATGGGGACGTTCCGTTTTATTGTGATAGTGCAAGACCTGAGTATGTTCATCGTTTCAGGACAGAGGGCATTGATGCCATAAACGCTAGCAAGAAGGTAATGCTAGGGATTGAAACGGTAGCTAAACTGATGAAAAATGATAATTTTTATATTGTTTATGACGAATGCCCAAGGTTTAAGCAAGAAATATATAAATACATTTGGCACAAAACGAAAGATGAACCCAAACAAGAATTCGATGACGTACTGGATTCTATAAGATACGCATTATTAAGTGATTATTTAATAGGTAAGGCAACGCCTAAGCAAGACAAATACAGAGCGTTGCAAGAATTGGGGTTATAGGGGAGTGATAACGTGAGCAAGAAACGATTTTCAGATGAATCTAACACACACTATAGGTTTTCGTCAGCCGATGAACTTATAGAAGATAAAGAAATTATACAAACGATGATTGAACACCACAGAGATAACCAAGTGCCCAGACTTAATACACTAAAGGAGTACTACAAAGGCGATAACCAATCTGTGCTAGTAGAAAAACGAAGACGTGATGAGCATTTAGCAGATAATAGAGCAACACACAACTTCGCTAAATACGTAAGTCAGTTTATACAAGGCTATATGATGGGCGTTCCATTAAAGACGAGTTATCCGGATGAAGATATTGACGAAAAACTTCGAGAAATCAACAGAGAAAATGATGCAGATGAGCATAACTCTGAATTAGTGCTTGATCAGTCTATCTATGGACGAGCCTACGAGCTGGTGTATCGAAACAGGGATGATGAGGTCAAATTCACGACAGTGGACGTACAACAGACATTCGTTGTTTATGATGATACGGTAGAGTGTAAGCCGATTTCCGCAATCAGATACTATAAAAAACAGTACGAAGAAAAGACTATCGTTAGACTTTACACGAAGGACAAGGAAATAATTTACAGCATCGGAGACGAGGAACTTACGCTTGAAGAAGAGAATCATCATTACTTTAAGGGTATACCTGTAATCGAGTACGAAAACAACAAGTACAGGCAAGGAGATTTCGAGGACGTCCTAACGTTGATTGATTTGTACGATGCTGTCCAGTCAGACACAGCTAACTATATGCAGGATTTAAACGATGCCATGTTAGTAATCAAAGGAAACCTTAAAATTGATATTGACGATGCACAAGATATGAAAGAAAAGAACACGATGATGCTACAAACGGAACCCAACCTAGAGGGCGCTCAACAACAAGCGGATGCGTACTATATATATAAAAAGTATGACGTGGCTGGTTCAGAGGCTTACAAAGACCGCATTTTCAACAATATACTGTTATTTACTAGCATCCCCAACTTGCTTGATGATAAGGCTAGTGGCACTCAATCAGGCGAGGCTATCAAGATGAAGTTATTTGCACTATCTCAAAAACGAGCAACGAAAGAAAGGCTATTTAAGCGTAGTTTGCGTGATAGATACAGAATAATAAACAATATCATGTCTGTTGCTAATGAGGGTAATTTTGACGTAAATGACATAAGCATCACGTTCACGGAAAACTTACCATCTATGATTGACAAGGAATTGGAGTGGTTTGGAGCAATGGGAGGGCAACTTTCCAATCAAACACTGTTGGAGCAACTTTCATTTGTGGAAAACGCTCAAGAAGAGCTGGAATTGATTGCGGAAGAGAGTGAACAAAAGCAACAAGGTATTGACATGTTCAATTTTACAAAAGAAGTTGAATTAGATGAGTAAATATTGGATTAAGCGAGAGCAAGCGCATATAAGAAA